CTAACGTGTTATTAGTTCAATTGCATCTTTCAATTCTTGAATACTTTTATGGGTGTAAATTCGTTCACCAACTTCCTTTGATTTGTGACCCATCATCAGATCAATACATACTTTGTTTGCACCTGCTGAATCAAGTCTTGATCTGAAAGTGTGTCTACATTCATGTGGTGTATGGTTCAATTTTAGTTCATTCATAATTGAATTCCAAAATTCATAATACTTGGCACTGGAAAGCTTTTTTCCATTTTCAGTGAACAAATATTCATTTCCTTCTTGAACCCTTCTTTGAACCAGTTCATAAATTTTTGAATGGATTGGAACAATTCTATCTTTACCTGCTTTGGTTTTAGTTCCCCCTTGAATAGTTCCTGCTTCAAGATCAACCTTTTCTGTTTTCAATCCTAAAAGTTCACTAATCCTGAACCCTGAATATAAGAATACCAATACTGAATCAACCCAAGGTTTATCTTTGATTTTCCAAACTGCATCCACTTCTTCATCAGTGAAAGGTTTTTTCTTTGTTTCAGGAATTGAGTCTGCTGTTGTCAGTTGTGCATATGATTTGTTAATGACATCAATTTCAAGAGCAAATTTATCAAGCTGACCAAATAGGTTCTTGATTGCCCATTGTGTTGAATATCCTTTTCCACAATTATCAATGCAATCTTGCATGTGGAAAGACTTGATGTCTTTGTACTTCATTTTCTTGTATTTGGATGTATGATTAAAAGCTGACTTCAAAGATGCTTGACTTGATTTTCCCATTTTAGGCATTTTCTTTTCTTTGAACAATTCAAACATATCTTCAAGTGTAGTCTTTTCTGCATCTATATCCCAAGGTGCTTTGTTATATTCAGCAAGCATAATCATTCCATCTTCCCTGCTTGAAGTATAACCTATTGACTTATAAATTGGATGACCTTTTTTATTCCATCCTACTGTTTTTCTTACTGCATAAGGATTTCTTCTGTTGCCTGATAATTTGACAACAGAACCATATCCATTTGGATTCTTCAATTAATATCACCCCTTGAATATCAGGGGATGAAATGGTATAATCACATTGGAAAACTATACGATTGTAACCACTTCACCCTTTATGATTTGGTTACACAAGATCCTTGGTGCTACCAACACTAAGGGTCTATTTTTTTTGTTTAATTACCAAATAAGGAACTATATGAAATTCTAATGTTGGTTAATTTACCTTCTGAATATTGAGTCCAAAAGTCATGAACACCACAGTTTGTAACACGATAAGCTGAATTTGTGTCAGTAACATCAGAATTTTTGTATTTTTTCAATCCAAACATTTCTAAAATTTCATCTTTATTTTCATAAGGTATTTCTTCTTCAATTGAAATTCTTTGCAGCATGTCTGAATTAAAATTATATCTGTAATTCCCATATATTAATGTTCTTATTGGATATGATTTTGATGATTTTTTATAATTCCATTCTTCAATTTCATCAGGATCACCCAACATTTCAATTAACTTAGATTCTGAAACAGTTGCATTTTCAGATGCATAAAATTGTGTCACATCAAACATTACATTTGAACTAACATTAGAACTTTGATATTTTTCGGGATCATTCATTACTCTACTAATGCCGAATACTAACCCTCCAACTATCATTAAAATGATGACTAAGAATACTAACTTTCCTTTCTTCATAAAATTCAACCTTCCTTTCTATTTTTTATTTAAAGGTTCAAGGTGCTATTTATGACCACGAACCGATTTAAACCCTTGATTTTACTATGTTTTCACCTTTTACGGTTCAAGGTTCAAGGTGCTTTTCTATATATTCTTATTTTTAGAGTATATTACTTGTTATTTTTCTAAGTAATATTTTTTTATTTAATAAATTAAAACAACCTTGAACCTTGAACTAATAGTCTTAAAATCATTGATTTATAAAGTTTTTATTCGGTTCAAGGTTGTTTTATTAACCTTGAACCACATTGAACTTACCTTGGACTAAAATCAATTTCAATCATATTTTTTACGCATTTCTTAATTCTTTTTTAACGGAATATTTTTCTGATTTTAACATATGCTTCATTTCACCTCTAATTTCTGCTTTATCTGTAATATCAAGTTGTCTATACATATCTAAAGCAGGTACTTCTTCATCAGATAAACAAGTAAAAGGTGGAACTTCGTCATATTTTTCTTTAGATGTATTATCAACTATTACATCAATACAACTTGGAATAATTGAACATATTGTGTTAAATAAATTTTGAAACCCCATTTCTTCTAAACAAATTTTAATTTTACCTTTTATTAAAATAATATCGTAAGTTCCAGTTTCATCATAATCTTTTATTATAACACTATCGTAAATTTCCTTTAACATAACTTTTAAACTATCCATTGCATCAGCAGTTCTTTGAATTCCATCCCAACCCATTAAATAATCAGGTGTTGTATTTAATACTGTTGCTAAAGGTTGCAATACCGTAATTGAAAGATTTTCAATTTCATCATTTTCGTATCTGTATATGGTTGCCTTATTTTTATTTAACTTATTGGCAACCTCTTCTACTGTTAAATCTAATTCTAGCCTTCTTTTTTTGATTCTTTGTCCAAGTGTCATTTTTATTCCTCCATATCTTTGATTTATTATTCAATATATATATATTATACCCTTTTATTCGCAAATATGCAACTAGAAAACAAATAAATTAAAATATTTTTGTTTTTCATGCGAAAAATGTATTGACATATTAAAAAACGGGCATTATAATTAAGTTAATCGCATGACATGCGAAAAGAAAGGTAGGTGAAAAAGTAAATGGTAAACATTAGTAAACTGAAAGGGAAAATAGTTGAAAGGGATTTATCGGTTGAGAAATTAGCAGAAATAATGGAAATTAATAAAAGTACATTGTATCGAAAGATGGCTAATAATGGAGTCGATTTATCAATTGATGAAATCAACGACATAATAAAAGCATTAAATCTTTCTGTTGATGATGTAATTTCTATTTTTTTTACTCAATTAATCGCATGACATGCGAAAACAAAATAGGAAGGAATGAGTAAATGAATCAATTACAAGTTTTTCAGAACAATGAATTTGGACAAGTTAGAACACTAAATATTGAAAATGAACCTTGGTTTGTGGGAAGAGATGTTGCTAATGCCCTTGGATATGAAAGGGGAACAAAAGCGGTTCAAGACCATGTGGAGGATGAGGATAAAGATGTAATCCCAATTCAGGATTCCATAGGTAGAAAACAAAATACACCAATCATCAATGAATCAGGTTTGTATTCACTAATAATGTCAAGCAAACTCCCATCAGCAAAGAAATTTAAAAGATGGGTAACATCAGAAGTTCTTCCTGCAATCAGAAAGAACGGTTATTATTCAGTTCCAAGTTATCAACCTAAAGCAACAAGTATTGGTGAAGTGGTGAACTTAATCAAAATGACAAGGCAATCAATGAAGGATCAAGGTTGCGACCCAAGGGAAATTGCAATTGCAGTAAAACAAATTTGTGATCAGTTTAATATTAATCTTCCTGATTGTTTTATTAAACCACAGGAAACAACTTTACAAGATGTATTTGATATGGTGGATTTCATATTTAGTGTTCCAAGAGGTAAAGGTCATAGAAAGGTAACTTATGAGGATTACATTGTTCAAGCATCAGTCAAACGATTAAAGGGGGTGAACCGTAATGGCTGAAATGAAGTTCAAAGATAGATTAGTTGATTTATCTAAAGAAAAAGGTGTGACACTTAGAAAAGTTGCAATATCTATAGGAATTGGAGTATCTACTCTTTCAAATTATATTAATTCAAATAGAGAACCAATGAGTTCTATAGTTATTTTATTAGCAGATTACTTTAATGTCACAACTGATTACATGCTTGGAATTAGCGATAAAAGAAAACAATTAGAATTAACTGATTTTACTGTTGAGGATTTAATGAAAGAAATAATTAGAAGGTGTTCAAATGGCTAAATTTAAAGACAGATTGAAAGAATTACGCAAAGAACGTGGACTTACACAAAAGAAATTAGGAGAGTCATGTGGTATTGATGAAGCTAACCTTAGAAAGTATGAATCGGGTAGACAGAAGCCCAAAATAGAAACCATTGATAAAATAGCTTCTGCACTTGAGGTATCAACTTTTAGATTGATGGGATTAGATTTATCAACAATTTCAACTTCTGAATTACTCAAAGAACTTGAAAGTAGGAATGAATAATTCACTTTAATAACAAGAACAAAATGAAATGAAAGGATGGTTGAGAATGAGTTTTGCAAAGAACTTGAAGAAAGCAATGGATGAAAGGAACATGTCACAGGTTGAACTTTCAGCTTTGACTGGAATCGGTAAATCATCAATTAGTCAATACTTATCAGGTAAAAACGAACCAAAGCAAAAAGCAGTTGAAAAAATTGCAGATGCACTTGAATGTTCAGTTGCTTATTTGAACGGAATTACAACTTGCAGTGATCCAACAGATGACCCAAACGGTTTGAAAAATGTTTCAGTTTCAGAAGCAGCAAAGAGAATTGGAAAATCAGAGCAATTCATCAGGGTTGGATTACAAAGAAATATTCTTCCGTTTGGTGTTGCAGTTAAATTGTCATCAAGATTTTCTTATCATATTTCACCAAAGCTTTTGAATGAATATATCGGTGCATAAAGAAAAAGCACCAAGGAAATTGCAGTTTCCAATGGTGCAGATGAAAAAATATTTTGTTAAAAATTATATCACGAAAGGATGGAAATGTAAATGGAAGCTATAAAAGGATTCAAAGTTTTCAACCCTGATTGGACTTGTAGGGGTTTTCAATATGAAGTAGGTAAAACATTTGAAGATGACATTACACCAAGTGTATGTGATAGAGGATTTCACTTCTGCAAGGAAGCAAAAGATTGTTTCAACTATTACAGATTTGATCCTGACAATAAGGTTGCAGAAGTTGTTGCCATTGGTGAAGTTGCAGAAGAAGGTGATAAATGCAGCACTAACAAGATTCAAATTGTTAGAGAAATTCCATGGTCTGAATTGCTGAACTTGGTCAACCTGGGAAAAGGCAATGTAGGTCTTTGGAACAGTGGTAATCGCAACAGTGGTGATTGCAACAGTGGTAATCGCAACAGTGGTGATTGGAACAGTGGTGATTGGAACAGTGGTAATCGCAACAGTGGTAATCGCAACAGTGGTGATTGGAACAGTGGTGATTGGAACAGTGGTGATTGCAACAGTGGTAATTGGAACAGTGGTAATCGCAACAGTGGTAATCGCAACAGTGGTAATCGCAACAGTGGTAATTGCAACAGTGGTAATTGGAACAGTGGTGATTGGAACAGTGGTAATCGCAACAGTGGTAATCGCAACAGTGGTAATTGGAACAGTGGTGATTGGAACAGTGGTGATTGCAACAAATCTTCTTTCAATGCAGGGTGTTTCAATACAGAGCAGCACAAGTTGAAGTTCTTTGACAAAGAAACAGATATGACAATGCAAGAATGGTGGAATTCAGATGCACGTTATTTACTTAATCAGATTGATTTCAGACCTACTGAATGGATTTGGTCAGATGATATGACGGATGAAGAAAAAGAACAACATCCTGAATATAAAACAACTGATGGTTATTTGAAAGTTCGTGACAATAAAAATGCTTGTATTGAATGGTGGAACGGTCTTTCTGAAATTAGAAGAAATGTAATCAAGGAAATTCCAAACTTTGATGCAGATAAGTTCTTTGAAATAACTGGAATCAGAGTATAGAAAGTTGGTGATTATATGCAGCTTTATCCACACCAAGAACAAGCTTTGATTCAAACAGAAGATTTCAACAGGGTTGCATATTACTTGGACATGGGTCTTGGAAAGACATTTGTTGGGTCAGAAAAAATGAAGCAGCTTGGAATGGATTTGAACATTCTAGTTTGTCAGAAGTCATTGATACCAACTTGGGTTGAACATTTCAAAACCTACTATTCGGATTATGACATTTATGATTTGACTTCTAAAAATGGAATGAAAGCATTTATGTCATGTAGCAGTATGATTCAGAATGGACAATTCAAAATGATTGGTGTAATTAACTATGATTTGTTGTTCAGAAGAAAGTTCTTCCTTGAATTAGAGCATTACACCCTGATGTTGGATGAAAGTTCAATGATCCAAAATGAAGATGCTAAAAGGTCAAAGTTTGTACTACAAATGAAACCTGACAATGTGATTCTTCTTTCGGGAACACCAACATCAGGGAAATATGAAAACCTATGGTCACAGATTAATCTGCTTGGATGGAATATTTCAAAGAACCTTTACAACAGGCAGTATGTGAATTGGACAACCATTGAAGTTGGTGGATTCCCAATGAAGATTGTTGACAAAGAAGAACCTTACAAGAATGTTGATAGATTGAAGCAGAAACTTAGGAATCATGGTGCAGTCTTCTTGAAAACAGATGAATGCTTTGAACTTCCTGAACAAACTTTCATAAATGTCAATGTTCCAACCAGTAAGGAATATAGAAAATTTCAAAAGAATTCAATCATCACCATTGACACTTTGAACATGGTTGAATTCAAAGATGATAGTGATTTTGAAAGAACTGATGTAACACCAAGAGTTGAATTGATTGGTGACACTACATTAACCAAAAGACTATATTCCAGGATGCTTTGTGGTCAATACAACAAGGACAAGCTTAAAGCATTTGAAGACCTTGCATATAGTACCCAAGATAGATTGATAGTCTTTTATAACTTCAATGAAGAACTTACAGCTTTGAAGAAAATTGCAGATAAGTTGAACAGACCTATTTCAGAAGTGAATGGACAGGTCAAAGATTTATCCAACTATGAAACGGAAGATAATTCAATCACCTTGATACAGTATCAAGCAGGTGCAATGGGATTGAACCTTCAAAAATCAAATAAAATCATATACTTCACATTGACTGAAAAAAGTGAACTGTTTGAACAATCAAAGAAAAGGATTCACAGAATCGGTCAAAAGAATAACTGCTTCTATTACCTGCTTATTTGTAAAGGAAGCTTAGAAGAAGACATTCTTCAAACATTAGAAATGAGAAAGGACTATACAGATGAATTATTCAAAGAATACATCAGAAAATGATGCAGCATCTTTAAAAGTTGCAAATAGGCAGTCCAGGAACAAGAAAAGAACCAGGAACATGATCGTTTCATGGATTGTCATATTGGTCATTGGAATGTTGATTGGATCAGGATTTTCAAGAATAGGACAAGTAAAAACAACTGAAACAATTCAACAGTTCAGTGAAGTTGAACCATATGGAACTATTGATGGAAAAACATTCAATTGGGGTCTTTCATCAGATTGGACAAGTGGTGCTGAACTTGGGTTCATTCCGCTAGAAGTTGGACTTGATGAAGATATTCAGGAATTCATTTACTGTTTGTCATATGGTTATAATTTAGATTTTACATTTGTCATGGGATTGATTCAAACCGAAAGCACATTCAATTCTGACATAGTAAGTTCAACGAATGATTATGGATTGATGCAGATTAACACAATCAATCATGAATGGCTGAAAGAAAAGCTTGGGATTACAGATTTTCTTGACCCATATCAAAATACAAGATCAGGAATCTACATACTTAGAAACTTATTTGAAAAATATGAAGATCCTGAAAAAGTTTTAATGGCTTACAACCTTGGTGAAACAGGTGCAAAGAAACTTTGGAATAAAGGCATCTATGAAACTGACTACACTAAGAAAGTTTTAAATAACATAGAGCAATTCAAAAATTATATCAATGAAAGGAATGAAGAAAATGAGTAATGAAAAGAATGAAGTTCAAGTATTTGAACAGCAGCACATGCAAGTGTTTCAACAATTAGCAGACATCACTAAACAGAAGAAACTGATTGAAGACCAAGAAAAGAAAGTGAAAGCAGACCTTGAAAAAGCAATGGATGCTTACGGAATCAAATCAATTGATAACAGGTTCTTAAAAATTACAAGGGTGAATGGCAGCACTTCCACTTCAATTGATCTAAAAGCATTAGAAAAGAAAGAACCAAAACTATATGCTGAACTGCTTGAAGATTATCCAAAGGTAACGAACAGAAAAGCATATTTGACTTTCAAGGTGAAGTAAATTAGAAAGGTTGTGAAACTATGGATTATGGAAAAAGACTTGAAAGTTTAATGTTTGAAAATAATATTAGCCCAACTCAGTTATCTGAAATGATTGAGTGTCCACCCTTTCAAGTGTCATCAAGGGTGCATGATGGTTTCAGTGTAAAAATTAAAACTATTAAAAAACTTGCATCATATTTCAACGTGACAAGTGATTACTTAATTGGAATATCAAATGAAAATAAAAATGCAAGTGATTTGTCAAAAGTTTCAACTAATTCTTTGTTAGCTGAACTAAAAAGAAGGGTGAAGTAAATTGGCATCAGAAAAGTTATTTGAAAAAAAGGTTGAAAAGTACCTTCATTCAATCGGTGTTTATCAAGCAGGCACACCTTCACATCATATGAAGGAAAAACAGATTGGATGGTTCACAAAGATTTGGGGTGGTGGTTATCAGAAAAGTGGCATCCCTGACCTGATTCTTTGTGTGAATGGTTTCTTCATCACAGCAGAATTGAAAGCATCAAAAGGGAAACCTTCTGAACTTCAAAAGATGAATACAGCAAGGATTAATCAATCAAATGGAATTGGAATCATCTTATACCCTGATGGTTTTGAACAGTTCAAAGAAATTATGAAAGGGGTGATCAATTGCAAACATCACATTCAAGAATTGACTTATATAAGAAATGCCCTTTCAAGTACAAGTTGCGATATATTGACAAAATACTAACTTTACCAACAGATAATGCAGCACATCCATTGATTATTGGAACTGCACTTCATACTGGATTGGAAAAGGGTGTGGATATGGCAATCAAAGAATATTTCATGTCATATCCAATCATTACAGACAGGCATATTGAAGAAGCAATGAAGCTTGAAATAATCGTACCAAAAGCAGCAGAAATGATTCCACAGGGTGAATATGAAATCAAAATTGAAAATGAACATTTCATTGGATATGTTGACCTTCTTGCACCTGCAACAGTATTTGAACGTGGGGTTGAAGTTCCAAATCAATATGATTTATATGACTTCAAGTATTCCAATAATGTTTCAAATTACAAGAAGTCACAACAACTTCACTTGTACAAATACTTTTGGGAAAAAGAAAACCCTGGAAAAACAATCAGAAACATGTACTTCTTATTTGCACCAAAGACAAGTATCAGACAGAAAAAAACAGAAGACTTGTTTCAGTTTAGGAAAAGAATTGAAAGTGAATTGGACAAGCTTGAACCAAAACTTGTTCCAATTGAATACGATCCATCAAAAGTGGTTGAATTCATGATTGATGTTAAGAACGTATTAGAAGCAACAGAATATCCAAAATGTGAAAGTTATCTTTGTAACTTTTGTGAATACCAAGACTATTGTCAGAAAGGATGGGATTATATGTTATTACCCAAAAATGAAAGAAGGAACATTGGAAAGATTAAAAAGAAGGCTATTTGGATTTATGGTTCACCGTTTAGTGGAAAAACAACTTTTGCGGATGCTTTCCCTGACCCACTAATGTTGAATACCGATGGAAACATCAAATTTGGAATTACTGCACAATTTATTGCAATTAAAGACAAGGTTTCAGTTGAAGGAAGAATGACCAAAAGAACATTGGCATGGCAAACATTCAAGGAGGTTATTGCTGAACTTGAAAAGAAAGACAATGAGTTTAAAACAATCATTGTTGACTTACTTGAAGATACTTATGAACATTGCAGACTTTACATGTATGACCAAATGGGAATCACACATGAATCAGATGATAGTTTCAGGGCATGGGATAAGGTCAGAACTGAATTCCTTTCAACATTGAAGAAGCTTATGAACCTTGATTATGAAAACATCATCCTGATCAGTCATGAAGATACTTCAAAGGACATCACTAAAAAAGGTGGTGATAAGATTACAGCAATCAAACCAAACCTTCAAGAGAAAACAGCAAACAAGGTTGCAGGAATGGTTGATATTGTGGCAAGGGTCATTGCTGATGGTGAAATCAGAACACTATCATTCAAGACAAATGAAGTCATCTTTGGTGGTGGTAGACTTACTGCTTCAACAAATGAAATTGCACTTGATTATGCTGCTTTCCTTGAAGTTTATGAAGAAGCAAATAAAAATGCAGTTGCAAAACTTAAAGGTGAGTCAAAGAAAGAAGAAGCTTCAAATAAGTCCACTGGTGGCAGAAAAGGAAGAACCAAGAAAGAAACACCATCAGAAGAAAATGAAGTGACAGATGAAGAAAATATGAGTTCTGACACTACTTCTGAACCAGTTGAAGAACAAGAACAAGAAAAAGAACCTGAAACTGAATCAGATGAAGTAAAAGAAGAACCTGAAAAGGAAGAACCAAAGAAAAGAACACGTTCAAGAAAATCAAGAAGTGAAGATTCAAAGGAAGAAGCTTCTGATGAAACTGAAACAGAAGAAAAACCAAAGACAAGAACTAGAAAGAAAAGGAGTGAATAATAGTGACTAACTATGAAAAGTTCATGAAGATTCTACATGATAAAGGTCATGTCAAAGGAATGACAATGGCAGTGAACCTTGCACCAATGGAATTCCTTCCTGATGAAGTAAAACCATCAGTGATTAAAAGTTGTGTGGCAACATCCATTTCAACAATCTTGATAAAAGACCCTGAAATCAAGCAGGTATTTGATAAGGCATCATGTGATTTGATGCTTGACAAGGTATTTGAAGATTTGGACTTGAAGAAAGATGAAGATTACAAACCAACTGCACAAGACTTATTTGCAAAGTCAGTTGCAGATGCACTATTCAGTAACATGTTTACAAATAAAAATTCAAAATAAGAAAGGTAAAGGTGAATTAAAATGGCAAATATTTGGGATAAATTTAATAAATCAATCGATGTTGAAAGTTTAAGAGAAGATATACTTGATGCTTCTAATAACAATAGTAGAAGAGAAGTTCCGTACGGAACCTATGAGGTTAAAATTGAAAAACTCGAATTGGGTGAATCCAAAAGTAGTGGTAATCCAATGGTAGTTTGTTGGATGAGAATATTGGAAGGTGAATTTAAGAACAGTTTAATTTTCATGAATCAATCAGTTCATTCAAATTACCCATTAAGTATTGCGAATGAATTCATTAGGAGTCTTGACAGTAATATTGTTCAAGAAACAATGGATGAATTTAATCAAATTGATATTGCAAGAGGTAAAGAGCCAAAAGATAGGATATTTAATGATTATGTTCAGTACGGAAATCTTCTAATGGATATCGCAGAAGAAATTGATGGGCAACTTGAATATGTTGTTAAATACGGTGAGGAAAAAGGTTTCAAGACTTATGAAATCACAGAAGTGTTTGAAGTAGAATAACAACTTTGGGTCAGGGATGCATCAATTTTTTTAAGCATCCCTTCCCCTACACTTCCCCATTATTAGTATTAACAAGAATATTAAACTTTATACAGAAAGGATGTGAATAAATTGTTGTTCTATGACTTTGAAGTTTTCAAAGAAGATTGGTTGGTTGTAGTGATTGATATGACAAAGAAAAAGGAACATGTCATTATTAATGACCCTGATGCACTTGAAAAATTACACAGTGAAAATGTCAATGAAATATGGGTTGGATTCAATTCAAGACACTATGACCAATACATTCTTAAAGGTATCCTTTGTGGGTTTGACCCTAAAAGAATCAATGATTATATCATTGTAAAAGGCAATCCTGGATGGAAGTTTTCTTCACTTTTCAGGAAGGTACAACTTATCAATTATGATGTCATGCTAACTAATGACAGGGGTTTAAAATCTTTTGAAGGATTCATGGGAAACGACATAAAGGAATCAAGTGTTCCTTTTGATATAGATAGAAAATTAACACAAGAAGAACTTGATGAAACAGTGAAATATTGTAGACATGATGTTGAACAAACAGTTGAAGTCTTCCTGGAAAGGAAAGAAGAATTTGAAGCAACAAGAGAATTGGTAAAAATCTTTAAACTACCTTTGGAATCTTATAGTAAAACGAAAGCACAACTTGTATCTGAAATATGTGGTGGTATAGGAAAAAAATTTGATGATAATGAATTTGAATTTCCAACTGTACCATGCTTAAAACTTTCAAAATATAGATATGTACTTGACTGGTATAAAAACCCTGAAAACCACTGGTATTCAAAAGGAAAAACAGCAAACAAACTTAAAACCATGATTGCAGGTATTCCACATGTGTTTGCATGGGGTGGAATACATGGGGCAAAGAGCAAAAATACTGTAACTGGAATTTTACTAAACATAGACGTTACTGCATATTACCCTTCCATCCAACTTCAATATAAATTTGGATATAGGAATATGTCAAAGCCTGAAAACTTTGAATTGATCCACAATGAAAATTTGAGATATAAAAAACTTGGTGATAAGAAAGCAAGATTACCATTTAAAATTGCTGACAATTCAATTAGTGGTCAGTTAAAGGATAAGAACAGCAAGCTTTATGATCCACTTATGAACAATGCTGTTTGTGTGAATGGGCAATTGATGTTGCTTATGCTGATTGAAATGGTTGAACCACATGCACAGTTAATTCAAAGTAATACAGATGGTATTCTCTTAAAATTAAAATCAATTGATGATTATGATCTACTTGATGACATTGTTTATGAATGGGAATGCATGACTGGAATGAAAATGGAATTTGAACTTTATTCAAAGGTTTTTCAAAAGGATGTTAATAATTACATTCTTGTTGATGATAACGGTAAAGTCAAAACAAAAGGTGGATATGTAAAGAAACTAACCAACATAGATTATGATTTACCAATCATCAATAAAGCCTTGGTTGCTTATATGGTTGAAGGTGTTCCAGTTGAGAAATTTATAAATGAATGTGACGAACTTAAAGAGTTTCAATTGGTGAGTAAAATTAGCAGCAAATACACTCACATAATTCATGGTGATAAACCACTTAAAGAAAAATGCATTAGGATATTTGCATCAAAACTGTCATCAGATGGTGGTGTTAAGAAAGTACATGCTGCAACAGGTAAAGCTGCAAAGATGCCAAATTCACCTGAACATTGTTTCCTTTGGAATGATGATGTAAATGGTGTAAAAGTACCAAGCAAACTTGATAAAGAATGGTACATCAACATGGTAAAGAAAAGGTTATCAGATTTTGGGGTGATTTAATGGATGAAAATATATTGACAATCAAATACAACACTGACTGTAATGGGAAACCATACAGCACCAATGATCCACACCCCAAAGGTGTAATGCAGCTTTACTTGGATAAGACTTTTAAAACATATAATACCAAATCAGGCAAAGAAAAATGTTTGGATGTGGTTCATAGAAGGAAGCTGATGAAGTTCATCATTCAAGTAGGAAATGAACAAAACATTGAACAATTGAACACTTGGTTAAAGAAAAATTCAAAATTATGGTTAGCAGAATTTAAGAAATTGAAACAGAAAGGATGGTGATTGAAAGTTGTTCTTCAAAGGATATGTTGAAACTAAAAACAAGAAATGCATAGAAAAATTCAAAGGCAGAACAGATTTCAAGTCCTATGAACAAGTTCAATCATTATCTGAATTTGCAGGCATACTTGATGTTGAAACCATATTGATTGATGTTGATGACTTTGACCAAAGCGAAATACTGTTCAAGATTGTTCAAGAAAAGAATTTAAAATGCAGGGTCTATGAAACAACAAGGGGAAAACACTTCTTGTTCAAGAATAAAGGTGTCAATTCAAATAGAACACATGCAAATCTTGGTATTGGTTTAACTGCTGACATCAAGATTGGTAAAAGAAATTCTTATTCTATTTTGAAATTCAAGGATAAGGAAAGAACCATATTATATGACACCACAGGTGAAAATGAAGAAGCACAAGACCTTCCAAAGTGGCTTCTTCCAATTAAGACAAACACAGATTTCATTGAAATGAAAGCAGGTGATGGGAGAAATCAGGCTTTATTCAATTACATATTGACCTTACAGTCAAATGATTTTGAAGTTGAAGAAGCAAGGGAAACCATCAGGATAATCAATGAATTTGTGTTGAAAGTTCCCCTTTCAGAAGATGAAATTGAAATCATATTAAGGGATGATGCTTTTTCAAAACCAGTATTTTTTAAAGGCAGCACTTTTTTATTTGATAAGTTTGCAGTCTATCTGAAAAACAATCATCACATCAAGAGGATCAATAATCAATTGCATCTATACAAAGATGGAATTTATGTCAGTGGACTTACTGAAATTGAAGCTGAAATGATAAAGCATATCCCACAGTTGAACAGAGCAAAAAGAACAGAAGTCCTTTCTTACCTTGACATTTTAATAAGAGAAAATACACAAGCAACAGAAGCAAATTGGATTGCTTTCAGGAATGGACTTCTAAACATATATGATGACACCTTTGTCCCCTTCTCACATGAACATGTCATCACTAACAAGATTGATTGGGATTACAACCCAAGTGCATATGATGAACTGACAGACAAGACCCTTGACAGAATATCCTGCAATGATAAGCAAATCAGGATGTTACTTGAAGAAATGGTTGGTTATACAATGTTCAGAAGAAATGAACTTGGAAAGGCATTTATTTTGACAGGTACAGGATCAAACGGAAAGTCTACCTTCCTGAATATGTTGAAGACCATGCTTGGAAAAAGGAATGTTTCAGTCTTGGACTTAAAGAAACTTAATGACCGATTTTCAACAGTCATGATGTACGGAAAACTTGCAAATGTAGGTGATGATATTTCAGAAGAATTTGTGACTGATGCAGCAGAGTTTAAGAAAATTGTTACTGGTGAAACCATAGATGCAGAGCAGAAAGGACAACCAAAGTTTGAGTTTGAACCATATGTGAAGCTTCTCTTTTCAGCCAACAACATCCCAAGGATCGGTAAAGGTAGGGATTCATATGCACTATTAAGAAGATTGATCATTGTTCCCTTCAATGCAAAATTCAGCAGCACTGATTCTGATTATGTTCCTTTCATAGGGGATAAATTGAAAAGTCAAGAAGCAATTGAATATTTCATTCAGCTTGGACTTAAAGCATTAAAAAGGGTTCTGATTGAAAGAAAGTTCACTGAATCTGAACAGGTTCAAAGAGAACTTGAAGAATTTGAAGAAAACAACAATCCAATCCTTGGTTTCTTTAAAGGAATTGATAAGGGTGAAATTGAAAATGAACCGACAAATCAAGCTTACAAAGCATACCAGGAATACTGCTTGGCAAACAGCTTACAACCTTTATCAAATGGTGAGTTTTCAAAACAAGTTAAAAGGCACTTTGATTTTGTTATTGCTGATAAGAAAATCAACGGTAAGAAATACAGAATATTTGTTGCAAAGTAAGGTGGTGAAGGCAAGTTGATTAAATTAATAAGCTTGTTTAGTGGAATAGGTGCATTTGAAAAATCACTGGACAACTTAAAAATAAAATATGAGTTAGTTAATTATTGTGAATTTGATAAGTATGCATCAAAAGCTTATTCATTAATTCACAAAGTACCTGAATCAAAAAATCTTGGTGATATTACAAAAGTTGATGAAACTACCCTACCAAAAGATATTGACCTAATAACTTATGGTTTTCCATGTCAGGACATTTCTTTGGCAGGTAATCAGAAAGGATTATTCAATGAAGATGGTACAAAGACAAGAAGTGGACTGTTCTTTGATGCTTTACGGATTATTGAACACACACAACCAAAGGTTGCTATTGCAGAAAATGTAAAGAACCTAACATCAAAGAAGTTTTCAAAGCAGTTTGATATTGTTCTTCAATCTTTAGAAGAAGCAGGTTATAACAACTATTATCAGATTTTGAATGCAAAAGATTATGGAATCCCACAGAACAGGGAAAGAATTTTCATCATATCGATCAGAAAAGACATTGACCATAATTTATTTGAATTCCCTGAACCATTTGAGTTAAAGAAAATTTTAAAAGATATGTTGGAAGATGAAGTTGATGAAAAATATTACTTGTCAGATGAAAAAATCAATAAGATAAAATACAGTAACTTTCAACAAGAAAAGACTTTAATTCAAGGGGGGGGGATCTGTCAAACATTATTAGCTAGAGATTATAAGGATCCCAAGTGTGTTGAGGTGCTGAAATGAATGAAGATAAAAGAATAATACAGATAGCAGACTTGAATCATTATGGAAATGACCAAATGAATCGTGTTTATGGGATTGAAGGAATAGCACCAACTATTAAAACAGTGACCGGGGGTGGACGTGAAGTGAAAATATTAATAAGAGAAGCAACAAAACAAGGTTATACAGTAGCTGAAACTGGTGATTCAATTAATCTTGAACATCCAAATTCAAACACAAGAAGGGGCAGAGTTGGAAAAGGTGTTGCTCAAACAGTTACTACTTCCCCACAACAGGCTGTTGTTTTAAAGAATAGAGTTAGGAAAATGACACCAAAAGAATATTTCAGACTGATGGGTTTTTCTGATGCTGACATTGATACTTTAATTGAAAACGGAATTTCAAATACACAGCTTTATAAGATGGCAGGAAATTCAATTGTAGTTGATGTTACGGAAGAAATCTTCTGTCAGATATTCGATTCAGATGGTGAAATTTGGTTGTAAAGGATGGTGAAGATAATGAAAATCATGAATCAAAAGAACAGAATTGAACTGTTCAAGAAGACAATGAACAAGGCAGGCATTAATGAAGATTTTCTTCAATGGTTGATTGATGAAGGTTTCTTCACTGCCCCTGCTTCAACTAAATATCATGGTGCTTATGAAGGTGGATTGTTTGACCATTCATTTGCTGTTGCTGAAACATTAATTGACATGACTGAAAAGATGAATATTGAATGGAAACATTCAAGATCCCCTTTCATAGTTGGGATGTTTCATGATCTTTGTAAACTGGATTCATATGAAAAGATTATTGATGTTGAAGGTGTCACAATGTTTGGATCAGATGAAATAAAAGGTGAACAAGCACACTTTGGATATAGAAATGATAGTCTGTTTCCTGGACATGGTGACAAGTCAATAATGAAACTTGCAGCTTGGATGCACCTGACAGAAGAAGAAATCCTTTGTATCAGGTATCACATGGGTGCTTATGAAAGAGATGCTTGGGATTATTATGACAGGGCAATCAAGAAATATCAGACTGTACTTTGGACACACACTGCAGACATGGTTGCTTCAAAGGTCAAGGGGGTTTGATGTATGGAACAATACTACTTCCCTATTATCTTCTTGTTGATTGGTTTCATCCTTGGAAAGCTTTCAATGTATAAGTCACTGATTACAGCGAAAAAGGAAAATGACACTTTGAAGAAAGAAACCCTGCTTCTGAAAAATCATATTGTTTCAAGTAAGAAAGGTAGAATCATTGTTCAAGGTGAAGAAAAGCATTAGTTTCCCCTTTCCCCAACCTATTCAGCAGTAGTGGTGGGAACGGTGGTTCAAGGTGAAGTTCAAGGTGGTTCAATGTAAAATATAATCACCTTGAACCTACTGAAACACTTATAAACACTTACTTTGAGTGGTAACGGTTCAAGGGGTTCAAGGTGACTTTAATTTATTAAGAGAAAATAAGAATATATATTTTTTAAAATTATACTAAATATATACTCTAAAAATAATTAAATAAGAGATAATACCTTGAACCCTTGAACCGATAAGTCATAAGTTCAGTAAAATCAAGGGTTTGAATAGGTTCAAGGTTAGGTTCAAGGTAAATCAGGCGAAAGGTAGGTATTTTATGAAAAATGATATAAATGTGATAGAAACAACAGCACAAATGACAGCAAAGAAAGTTGTTTCTGAATTAAGAAGACAAGGACTTTTGAAAGATAATAGAAGAACACCTTTTCAGAAAACAGAAACATTGCTTTATAATTACAACAATTTCAAATCAGCAATCAATGACAAGTATGAACAGATTAAGACCATCCAATGTGAAGGTATTCCAAAGAAAAGTTCAAGTATTACATCATTTTCAAGTTCACCAACTTATGAAATCAAGTCTGATGCTGATAAGGCAGATGAAAAGATTGAAGCTATTGAACAAAGTATTCAGGTGACAAAGAATTTCATAGGTGTCATTGATAGTGCAATTGATGCTTTAAGAGATGATCCATACTTTGAAATCATTCCAATGAAATATTTTGAAAGTAAATCAAGGGATGACATTGCAATATTCTTTGATGTTGATGCTTCAACCATAAGCAGACACAAGAACAGACTTGTGAACTTGCTTCAAATTAGATTGTTTAGTGATGAAGTAATTTATCAGATATTTAGTTAAGGGGTGATATTGTGAACAGAGCAGAAAGAAGAAGGTTGCAGAAGCAAGGTAAACAAGTAAAACCTGAATCAGTAATCAATATTAAGTCCAGTGACGTTCAGCAGATTAAGAAAGATGCAGTTAGTGAAGCAGTTGATAAAGCATTTCTTTTGATGTTAGGTCTTCCAGTGTTAGTGTTGCGTGACAAATGGGGATTCGGTAAAGTCAGATCAGAAAGATTTATTGACCAGGTACTTGAATTATATGATTCATTCAATAAAGATTATTTGACACTTGATGATATACACAAAGTCCTATGGGAAGAAGCAGGTGTTAAGATTCAATCAAAGGACTGATATTGCACAAACCATGCAATATTGATACCCTTGTGTGTACCCTTTATATAAGTTATAATGTATATAGTGATTAATATGCAAAATGAAAGACCCAAGAACTTTGTGTTCAAGGGTCTATTTTTATGTCAAAAATGAAAGGAAGGTGTTGCAGAATGGCAATGACCAAGAAACAAAAGCTGTTTGTAGAAGAATATCTGATTGACCTGAATGCAACACAAGCAGCTATAAGAGCAGGTTATTCAGTTCAGACAGCAAAAGAAACAGGATATGAAAACCTCACAAAACCTCACATTCAAACAGCTATAAGCAAAGCACTTGCTGAAAGGTCTAAAAGAACAGGAATAAATGCAGATAGAATCATTCAGGAACTTGCAAAGATTGCATTCTTGAATCCTTCTTCCGTTATCAATTTACAGAATGCTTCTGTTTTAGATGGTGCAAGTGAAGAAGATCTTGCTTGTATATCTAGTGTAAAGATCAAAAGATCATCTAGTGATACCAGTGATTCAATCGAAAGAGAAATAAAGACCTATGACAAAATCAAAGCACTTGAACTTTTAGGAAAACACATGGGAATGTTCACTGATAAGTTCAAGGTTGAAGGTGTAATTCCCATTGTCATTCAAGATGATTTGGGTGAAGATGATGAAGATGATGAAGATTAGTAACAGGTTAGTAACACAATCATCAGAAAACCTTGAAGAACAGGCACATGGCAATTATAGTCTAATAATTTCAGGTGATTGCTTATGAGTAAACTTAAAATATCTTTAAAAAAGGTTGTAGGTAAAAAATACAATAGATTTTGGCATTTCAAAGGCAGATACAGAGTTGTCAAAGGTTCAAGAGCATCCAAGAAATCAAAGACCACTGCACTTTGGTATATTACAAATATGATGAAACATCCAGGTGCAAATACACTGGTTGTCAGAAAGACATTCAGAACATTAAAGGATTCATGCTTCACTGAACTTAAATGGGCAATCAACAGGTTATGTGTTCAGGATCATTGGAAGATTACTGAATCACCATTACAACTTGAATATATACCAACTGGACAGAAGATTTATTTCAGGGGTCTTGATGACCCATTGAAGGTTACTTCTATCACAGTTGATGTGGGTTCATTATGTTGGATGTGGATTGAAGAAGCTTATGAAATCATGAAGGAAGATGATTTCAATATTCTTGATGAATCTATTCGTGGTCAGGTTGAAGATGGATTGTTCAAACAGATTACATTGACATTCAACCCTTGGAATGAACATCACTGGATCAAGAAACGGTTCTTTGATGCTGCACCTGATCCTGATATTCTTGCACTGACAACAAATTACATGTGCAATGAATTCTTGGATGCAGCAGATAAAAAAGTATTTGAAACAATGAAAAAAAATAACCCTAGAAGATACAGGGTTGCAGGTCTTGGTGATTGGGGTATTGTTGAAGGTCTTGTTTATGAGAATTGGGAAGAAAAAGAATTCAACCTGGAAGACATCAAGAAGATTAAAGCAATCAAATCTGCATTCGGTCTTGACTTTGGTTATACCAATGACCCTTCTGCCCTATTTTGTGGAATGGTTGATATTGAAGGTAAGACTATTTATGTGTTTGATGAAATGTACAAAGAAGGAATGTCAAATGAAGCAATATATGATGAAGTCACTAATATGGGATATAGAAAAGAACGTATTAGAGCAGATTCAGCAGAACCAAAGTCCATTGATAGATTAAGGACATTGGGTCTTTCAAATATAAGAGCAGCAAGAAAAGGAAAAGACAGTGTAAACAATGGCATTGACTACATTCAAGATTTCAAGATTGTAGTTCATCCAAGGTGTGTCAATTTCCTTACTGAAATAAGTAACTACACTTGGGATAAAGATAAATTTGGAAAGAAAATCAATAAACCAATTGATGATTTCAACCATTTACTTGATGCAATGCGTTATGCACTTGAAGAATTCATTAAAGGTGAAACATTTAGTTTTGATTGATGTTAGTATCACATTAGTAACAAAACCCTTTTAAAGTTCAATAGTTCAAAGGGTTTTTAATATATTAAGTCATAAAAAGAAAGAAGGTGCAACATGAAGCAAGTCAATATTCTTGGTACTGAATACACAATAAAAACAGACACAGAAACCAATGATCCTAAATTGAAAGAATGTGATGGATATTGTGATGACACATTAAAGCTTTGTGTTGTTGCTGATTTTGTTCCTGACACAATGTCAAAAGGAAACTTGGAAGATTATAAGAACAAAGTTATAAGGTATGAGATTATTCATGCTTTTTTATTTGAATCAGGACTTTCTGAAATGTCAGCAGATGAAACTTTTGTGGACTGGATTGCAGCACAGTTCCCAAAATTACATCAAGCATTCCAGGAAGCAAATGCACTTTGAAAGGGGGTGAATAACCAATGTTTGAGTTTCTAACAATTAGATCAGATGAAGACCTGATTAATAATATTGTCAATGAAGATGCTGCTGCAAAGATAACAGATGAACAGTTCATTGAACTTGAAATACAAAGATTCAAGGTTTCCAAAAGAAGAAAAGAAATGATTGATGGTGAAAAGTACCATGAAGGTAATCATGACATTCTTAAAAGAAAAAGAACCATAATTGGTGAAAATGGTGAACTGACTGTTGTTGAAAATCTTCCAAACAATAGAATTGTTGATAATCAATATGGAAAGATGGTAGATCAGAAAAAGAACTACCTTCTTGGTCAACCTATTGCATTTAAAACTGACAATGAACTATATGGAAAGTTGTTGAAGAAAATCTTTAATAAGAGATTCCAAAGGTTAATCAAGAATGTTGGTGAAGATGCTTTGAACACTGGTCTTGGTTGGTTAATGCCATATTACAATGAACATGGTGAATTCACCTTTAGAAGATTCAAGTCATATGAGATTATACCTGGTTGGGCAGATACAGAACACACTATTTTAGATTATGCTATCAGAATATATGAAGTCATTGCTTATGAAGGTAAACAAGAAAAGGTCATTGAAAAGGTTGAAGTCTATGATGAAAATGGAATTTACAGATTTGTCATAGAAGGAAGTAAACTTGTTCCTGATGAAGAACCTTTCAGCAACTACTTCACCACTATTGATGAAGATGGTGACCAAGTGATTGAACAAGGTTGGAATTGGTCAAAGATTCCCCTTATCCCTTGGAAGTATAATTCAAAAGAAATCCCATTGATTAGAAAGGTCAAAGGATTACAAGATGGATTGAACACTATTCTTTCCAACTTCCAAAATAACATGGAAGAAGATGCAAGGAACACAATCTTGATTCTAGTGAACTATGATGGTGAAAATCTTGGTCAGTTTAGAAAGAACCTTGCAACATATGGTGCAGTTAAAGTCAAGACAGTAGATGGTGTAGCAGGTGACCTAAAAACACTTCAAGTTGAAGTCAATGCTGATAATTACAAGGCAATCATTGAGATATTCAAGAAAGCAATCATTGAGAATGCAAAGGGTTATGATGCAAAAGATGACAGGCTTTCAGGTAATCCAAATCAAATGAACATTCAATCCATGTATTCTGACATTGACCTTGATGCAAATGAAATGGAAACTGAATTTCAAGCATCCTTTGAAGAATTGCTTTGGTTTGTCAACGTTCATTTGTTCAATGCAGGTCTTGGAGATTATGAAGGTGAAGAAGTTGAAGTTATATTCAATCGTGACATCCTGATTAATGAAACAGAAGTCATTGATAATGTTAATAAATCAGTGTCTGTTCTTTCTGATGAAACACTTGTTGCAAATCATCCTTGGGTTGATGATCCACAAGCTGAACTTGATAGAAAAGATGAACAGAAACAAAAGGAAATGGATGAATATAAGGATGCATTCAATCCAGTCAACCCAAATGACAATAAAAGTGGTGATGTAGATGAAGAATAGTTCATATTGGAAGAAACGTTTTGAACTGATTGAACAGCTTTCACATGATGAAGCTTCTACACTACTTCATGAATTTGAAACCCACTACATGAAAGCACAAAGAGAAATTGAAGGTAAAATCAATTCATGGTATCAAAGATTTGCACTTAATAATGAAATCACCATGACAGAAGCTAGAAAATGGCTGACCATGAAAGAACTTGCTGAATTCAAGTGGGATGTCAAAGAGTACATCAAATATGGTGAACTTAATGAAATCAATCAAGTGTGGATGAAACAACTTGAAAATGCATCAGCAAGGTATCATATATCAAGGCTTGAATCTTTGAAATTACAACTTCAACAGTCTATTGAAGTGTTATTTGGAAATCAACTTGATCAGTTTGATGCACTAATGAAAAACATTTATTCAGAAGGATATTATCATACAATATATGAAGTTCAAAAGGGATTCAACATTGGATGGAATATTGATTCTATTGACCAAGACAAATTGAAAAGAATAATTTCAAAACCTTGGGCAGCAGATGGACAGAATTTCAGTTCAAGGTTATGGAACAATAAATCTAAACTGGTTAATCAGATTCACACTGAATTAACTCAAATGACAATCTTGGGAAAAGCACCTGACCAAGCAATCAAGAACATTGCTATAAAGATGAATACATCCAAATCAAATGCAGGTAGACTTGTAATGACTGAATCAGCTTATTTTTCTTCTGTTTCTCAAAAGGATGCATTCAATGAACTTGATGTTGAACGATTTGAAATCGTGGCAACCTTGGACAGTAGAACATCAGAAATCTGTCAAAGTTTAGATGGTCATGTGTTTGACATGAATACATTTGAAGCAGGTGTCACTGCCCCACCCTTTCATCCTTGGTGTAGAACAACAACTGTTCCATACTTTGATGATGAATTCAATTTGGGTGAACGTGCTGCAAGGGATGATGAAACAGGAAAGACATATTATGTTCCATCAGATATAAAATATCCTGATTGGAAATCAAAATTTGTTGAAGGTATTTAAGAATAATTTATTTAGGGGTGATAACCATGCAATGTTGAAAAAATCAAGGGGTATATATTACATCAAAGACCTTATAAAAGTGCGTATATGAGCATTATATAAGGTCGTTTTTTATGCACTTTTTCACGAAAAAGGATGGTGATGAAATATTGAACAAAATAGGCTTCATCAATCAGAATTATAAAGTGAAAGGTAAGGTGATCCAATTATCTTCCTGGTGTTTGGGTTAAAACACATTGACCTGGTGGAAGTCGATAAAAGACACAAACATCATTGAAATTAGTGGAAGCAACCCACGAAAACAAAGCGAAAATTGAAAGGATGGATGAAACCATGAAAAGAAAATTTTTAGAAGATTTAGGACTTGAAAAGGAAGTCATTGACAAGATACTTGATGAAAATAGTGCAGATATTGGAAAAGCAAAAGGTGAAGTTGATTCTATCACATCAGAACGTGACAAGTTAAAGACTGACATTGCTGATCGTGATAAACAGTTGGAAGATTTGAAAAAAGTTGATGCTGATGCTTTACAAGCTGAAATTGAAAAACTTCAAGCTGATAATAAAGCAAAAGATGATGCACATGCTGCTGAAATTAAACAGTTGAAAATTGATGTTGCTGTTTCTACTGCACTTACTACTGCAAAAGCAAGAAATGAAAAAGCTGTCAAAGCACTTCTTGAACTTGATCCTGAAAAGATTGAACTTCTTGATGATGGAACTATCAAAGGATTGGATGACCAAATCAAGAAACTGACAGAATCGGATGACACAAAGTTCTTGTTTGATACTTCAACCAAGAAAACACAAATCAAGGGTGCAAAACCAGGTGAAACAGGCAAGGAAGACCCTGACACAAAAGTTGATGTCAGCAAAATGACTTATGAAGAACTTGCTGCTTACATGGAAGCAAACCCTGATGCAGAAATTTAAAAAACTAAAATCTTATTGAAAAGAAAGGATGATTTTTAATGGCAAAATTTGATGCTAAAACATTTAATGAAAGAGCATTTGGAAAGTACGTTGATATTGTTCCAAAGCTAAAAAAGAACGAACTTGTTAAGTCAAGAGCATTACAACCAAACAGTCAAATCAAACAGGCTTTCAGTGGTCAAACAGGTGTTGTTTATGCAACCATTCCAATGTATGGAAGAATTGATGGTGATGCACTGAATTATGATGGTAACACTGATATTACTGCAACAAGCACAGTAACATATGAACGTGGTGTCATTGTTATTGGTAGAGCAAAAGCATGGGTTGAAACTGATTTTGCAGAAGATTTGACAGGTGGTGCAAACTTTATGTCAAATGTTGCAAAACAAGTATCTGAATATTGGGATGAAGTTGACCAAGATACATTGCTTGCAATCTTGAAGGGTATCTTCTCAATGACTGGTACTGCAAACTTGAAGTTTGTAAATGGTCACACTTATGACATTACTGCTGAATCTACTGCTGCAAAACAAGTTGTTTCTGCTGCTACATTGAACACAGCTATTCAGAAAGCAAGTGGTGACAAGAAATCCAAGTTTACTATTTCAATCATGCATTCAGTTATTGCAACTAATCTTGAAAACTTGAAGCTTCTTGCATACATGACTTACACTGATGCAGATGGAATTGAAAGACAGCTTGAACTTGCAACTTGGAACGGTAGAGCAGTAATCATTGATGATGGTATGCCAACAGAAGATGTTGATGCAACTTATGCACTTACAACTGATACTGAACTTAATGCTTCAAAGACTTATTACACAACTGATGGTTCTACTTATACAGCAGTGACATCACCTGATGTTGCTGATATTGCAACTTACTATGAAATGACTGATGAAGCACATACCAAATATACAACTTATGTTCTTGGTAACGGTGCATTTGACTATGAAGATATTGGTGCAGAAGTTCCTTATGCAATGGTAAGGGATGAAAAGACTAATGGTGGTCAAACTTACCTTTACAGCAGACAAAGAAAGGTATTTGCACCTTATGGAATCAGCTTCACAAAATCAAGCATGGCAACCAATTCACCAACTAATGCAGAACTTGAAAATGGTGCAAACTGGACACTTGTGAATGATGGAAATTCTGTTGCAGCTAACAGAAAATACATTGATCACAAAGCAGTTCCTATTGCAAGAATCATTTCAAGGGGATAATTGAAGAAAGGGTGATGATGTATGAGTTTAACGGACATTCATAAAACAGTCATCACTAACATCAAAGCAATGTTATACAATAGCAGCTTACTTTCCTATCAAATTTCAGTTCCAACACAGGAATTGTCTTTGGAAGTGGTTGCTGATGATGTGATTCCAACTTCTACACAAATCAGATTTAGTGATGTAACACCATTCACACCTGGTTATATTGTGGAAGTTGGTGATTATGTCATTTTAAGATTGGATGCATTTCTAATTGATGTTATATCAAGACTTGAATCATTTGGTTACACAGTAACTGATGCTGATAGTTGGATGATTGGTTTTGCAGTTCAAAAGATTGAAAGTTCAATTAAAAATGAATGCAATGTCACCTTAATTCCTGATGGTTTAAATCACACAGCAGTTGACATGGTTTGTGGTAAATTCTTATTCACTTTGAAAAATACAAGTAACTTGGAAGGGTTCAATTTGGATGCAGCATTGAAATCAGTTCAGGCAGGTGATACAACAGTTACATTTGCAATCGGTCAAGGTTCAATGACACCTGAACAAAGATTGAATGCCCTTCTTTCCTACTTAATGACTAATGGAAGGGGTGAATTTACATGTTATCGGAAAGTCAAGTGGTAGCAGTCAGACAAGCAATTGAAATGACCTACACTGGAAAATGTACTATCAGTGAATATCAGAAGGTGCAGAAAGCAAACAAGTCTACTGGTTTTCAAGAAGTTCCAGTGATCACTGACCAACCTTGCAAATTGTCCTTTTCAAAAGTTGCAAGTACAAGTCAAGGTGAAACTGCTGCAATGGTTGTTCAAACAGCAAAAGTCCTTATTGCACCTGACATTCAAATCAAACCAGGTTCAAAACTGACTATCACACAAAATGGTGTAACCACTGAATATTCAAACAGTGGTGAACCTGCATTATTCAATACACATCAAGAAGTTGTCCTTGAATTATTCAAGGGGTGGTCTTAGTGGGTAGGTTTGGAAATTGTAAATTCGATGATCTGAAAAAGTTCCAAGATAAATTGAACAAATTGAACGAACAACAAGTTAATTTGTTCATTGAAGCTTGTGCAAAAGAACTTGCTGCAAGATTATTAGCAAAAGTTATTAAAAGGACACCAGTTGGTGAATATCCAAAGAGTTCAGGAAAAAAAGGTGGCACATTAAGACGTGGATGGACAGCAGGAAAAAGGTCAAGTGCAATCAAGTATGTAAATGACCTTACAATTCATCATTTTGGTGATACTTATGTTATCGAAATAATGAATCCAATTGATTATGCTTCTTATGTTGAATTTGGACATAGAACAAGCAATCACAAAGGTTGGGTTCAAGGAAGATTCATGCTGACCATATCAGAACAAGAAATTGAATCTGCTGCACCAAAGATTCTTGAAAGAAAATTATCAAAGAAATTGGGGGAAGTGTTCAAATGATAAATAAAATTATTGATGCAATAAGCATTTCCATCAATTCTGAATTTGGTGATAGTTATGAAATTTATACTGAAAGCATTGAACAAGGTTTGAAAGAACCTTGTTTTTCTGTATTTTGCTTGAATCCAACAAATGAACTTTTCAGAAATAAAAAGTATTTCAGAAACAATCAATTTTGCATTCAATACTTCCCTTCTACTAATGAACCAAAGGCTGAATGTAATTCAGTTCTTGAAAGATTATATGATTGCTTGGAATCAATTACAATCGTGGAAAATGAAACAACTGAAAGTATGACCAGGGGATCAAGAATGAAAAGTGAAATTGTTGATGGTGTTTTGAACTTTTTCATAAACTACAACATGTTTGTTTACAAGGTTGAAATACCTGCTGACAACATGGAAGATTTAGAAATTGATACTGATGCGAAAGGATGGTAAACATGGCAAGAAAAACAAAATCTGCTGATGTGGAAACCGTTGAAAATGTTGAAGTTATGACATTTTCAAAAGAAAAAATCATATCAGCAAAAAAATATAGTAACAGAAAAGACATCCTAAATGAATTACTTGATGATGGAAAAGAATATTCCTTTGATCAAGTTGATAAGTTGATGGATGATTACATGAAAGGAAAGGTGAAGTAATATGGCACTTGGTGGTGGAACTTTTGTCACACAGAACAAGGTACTTCCTGGTTCTTATATTAACTTTGTTTCTTTAGCAAAAGCAAGTGCAACCCTTTCAAACAGGGGAATTGCAGCAATGCCCCTTGAACTTGATTGGGGTGTTGAAAATGCAGTGTTTGAAGTAACAAAGGAAGATTTTCAGAAAAATTCATTAAAGATTTTTGGTTATGCTTATACAGATGACAAATTGAAAGGTCTTAGGGATCTATTCATGAACATCAAAACACTTTATGCTTATAGGCTTACAAGTGGTGGTGTTAAAGCAAGCAATACTTTTGCAACAGCAAAATATTGTGGTATTCGTGGTAATGATTTAAAAATTGTAATTCAAGCAAATGTTGATGTTCCTGCTGACTTTGATGTGAAGACTGTTCTTGGAACAACTGTTGTTGATGAACAGACTGTTTCAACTGCTGCTGAATTAGTTGCAAATGATTATGTGACTTTCAAATTAGAAGCAACACTTGTGGTTACAGCTTCAACACCACTTACTGGTGGTACAAATGGAACTGTTGATGGTACATCACATCAAAACTTCTTGGACAAGATCGAATCATATTCATATAATGCCCTTGGTGTTGTCACTACTGATGATACTACAAAAGGCTTATATATGAACTTCAATAAAAGGGTTCGTGATGATGTTGGTCAGAAATTCCAAGCTGTTCTTTATAACAAGGCTGCTGATTATGAAGGTGTTGTCAATGTTAAGAATGCAACAACAGAAGACACTGCTGCATTGGTTTATTGGGTGACTGGTATCATTGCAGGATGTGAAGTAAATAAATCAAACCTGAACAAGAAATATGATGGTGAATACACTGTTGAAGCTGATTACACTCAATCACAACTTGAAGCAGCAATTCTTGTAGGTGAATTCACACTTCATAAAGTTGGTTCTGACATCAGAGTTCTTTCAGACATCAATTCCTTGGTTACTGTTTCAGATACTAAAGGTGAGATTTTCAAAGACAATCAAACTGTCAGGGTTATGGATCAGATTGCAAATGACATTGCAGTCCTATTCAATACAAAATATCTTGGTACAGTTCCAAATGATGCAGCAGGAAGAATCAGTCTTTGGTCTGATATTGTAAAACACCATGAACAACTTGCAGAAATCAGAGCAATTGAAAATTTCAGTGATTCTGATGTGGTAGTTGATCAAGGTAATACTAAAAAATCTGTTGTTGTACAGGATGCTGTCACTGTTGTCAATGCAATGGCACAACTTTACATGACAGTGGTCATGGGATAAGAAAGGGGTGAAGATAGATGAACAATGTTACTATGAAAGCAAAAGACACTATTTCTGCAAAGCTTGCTGAATGCTTCATCACTATTGGTGAAAACAGATACAACTTCATGCAGATGATTGACTTTGAAGGTAAAGTTGATAAGAACAAGACCAAAGTTCCAATCTTGGGAAGAATCATGGATGGAAATAAAACAGTTGGTCTTTCAGGTACTTTTTCAGGTACAGCACACTATAACCAGTCTATTTTCAGACAGGCATTGCTTGACTATAAAAACACTGGTATTGACACTTATTTTGAAATTCAAATCACCAATGAAGACCCTGAATCAACAGCAGGAAGACAAACACTGGTATTCATGGATTGTAATACTGACGGTGGTGTTCTTTCAAAATTTGATGCAGATGGTGAATACCTTGATGAAGAAATTGAAGGTACTTTTGAAGACTTCAAGATGCCTGAAAGCTTTGCTGTTCTGAACGGTATGCTTTAATGATTAAAGGGGTCTTCTAAATTAGAAGTACCCCTTATTTTTTAGATTAAAATTGAAAGGATAAGGTGAAAACATGTCAAATTTAAGCTTGTTTTTAAAGAAAAATAAAATTCAAAAGGAAAATACAACTTATGCTGCAACCAAATCACTTTGTGATGATAAAGGGAATCCCCTACTTTGGGAAATCAAACCTTTGACTACAAAAGAAAATGAAGATATTCGTGAAGCATGTATGATTGAAGTTCCAGTCAAAGGTAAACCAAACATGTTCAGACCAAAATTGGTAACATCAAAGTATCTTACAAAGATGATGGTTGCATCTATTGTTGAACCAAATCTTTATAATGCAGAACTTCAAGACAGTTATGAAGTTAAGACACCCGAAGACCTTTTGAAAGAAATGGTGAATGATCCTGGTGAATACAATGATCTTGCTACTTTTATTCAGCAGTTCAACGGATTCAATACTACAATGCAAGATAAGGTTGAAGAAGCAAAAAACTAATAAGTGAAGGTGATAGTGATGCAAACATTGCATACTATTGTCTTCACAAACTTCACATTTTACCAAGTCAATATATGAATTTAGATGAAGAAGAAAAAGCTTTTGTTATTGCTGCTATTCAAATGAAAGCAGATAATGACAAGAAAAAACAGAAAGAATTAGAAAGGAAAGTTAAAAAGAAGTAGGGTCTGTTCTTCCCTACTTCTTTTATTTTGATAGAGAAAGGTAGGTGAAAGACAAATGGCAAGTATAAGAACACAAATTGAACTGATGGACAGTATTTCAGCACCATTGATGCATATAACCAATGCTTTGAATATGACCATTAGTTCATTTGAAGATATGCAATCAACAGCAAATAACAGTTTTGATTCTGCAAGCTTAGAAGCAGCAAGAGAACAAGCAAATCAAGCAACTATTGCAGTGAATCAATTATCTGATGCACTTTCAGAAGTTGTTCAACCTGATGTGAATGTTCCAACAACAGATGCACCAGTTCAAGAACCAGTTCAAGTTCCTATGAATTGGAATTCAGATAATATGGAAGTGTTCACGAATACTGGAATTGAACGATTCCAACAAGAAGTTCAATCAACAAATACAATGTTGAACACTTTGAACAGTACACAAGAACAGATTGCACAACAAGCATCCACTACTGACATATTCCCTGATAACATGGTTTCTGACTTGAATGCTATGACAGGAAGAATTCAAAGGATTAGAACACAGATTGACCAAATTGAAAGTAATCCAATGAACCTTGGAACTGATTTGGCAAATAGTGACCTTGAACAGTTAAGGATGCAATTATCACAGGCAGTTGACCAACAGGAAGACTTGAATCAAGCACTTCAAAGAATGGATGTAGATGAAGCAAATCAGGCTTATATGAGGTTATCACAGACTGTTGGTGGTACTGAAAGATATATTAGGGATAATGTTGATGCACAAGGTCAATTCAATAATCAGATTAGGGATGGAACTTCTGCTGCAAGTGGGTTGGAAAGTAAATTACTTGGACTCGCTGCTGCATATATGTCAATTCAAAGTATTGGTAATTTAGTTAGTGTTTCCGATCAGATGACACAGACAGAAGCAAGGTTAAATCTAATAAATGATGGATTGCAAACAACAGAAGAATTACAAGATATGATATTCCAATCAGCACAAAGGTCAAGGTCATCATATGCTGATACAGCAGATGTGGTTGCAAAACTTGGTCAACGTGCAGGTGATGCATTCAGTTCTAATGTTGAAACCATTGCTTTCGCTGAAAACTTAAATAAAATGTTTGTCATTGCAGGTGCTTCACAACAAGAAATGGCATCAGCTTCACTTCAATTAACACAGGCACTTGGTTCAGGTGTCTTGCGTGGTGAAGAACTGAATGCAGTATTTGAAGCAGCACCAAACGTCATTCAAGCAATTGCAGACTATATGGATGTTCCTATTGGTGCAATTAGAGAAATGGCATCAGAAGGTGAAATTAGTGCTGATATTGTTAAAAATGCCTTACTTGGTGCAACAGATGAAATCAATGCACAATTTGAAAACATGCCTATGACCTTTGGTCAGATTTGGACATCAATTGGTAATGATGCTTTGATGTCATTTGATCCAGTCCTTGACAGATTGAATGATATGGCGAATAGTGATGGATTTCAAACTATGGTTGCAGGTATTGTTGATTCACTTGTATTTGTTTCAGGTGTTGTCATTGAAATATTTGACCTGGTTGCACAAGTAGGTTCTTTCATGGCTGAATATTGGTCAATCCTTGAACCAATTATACTTGGGGTTGCAACTGCACTTGGAATATACACTGTTGCATTGATTGCTTACAATACTATTCAAGGTATTTCAAATGTAATCAAGGGGATTGCAGCATTTCAGGCAAGTATTCATTCAGCAGCATTAATGATGGAAACAGGTGCAACGTTCGCTGCAACAGCAGCACAACATGGTTTCAATGCAGCATTGCTTGCTTGTCCTATCACCTGGATTATCATTGGTATTATTGCAATAATAGCAGTCATTTATATGGCTGTTGCAGCATTCAATAAATTTGCAGGAACATCAGTCAGTGCAACAGGAATTATTGTTGGTGTGCTTGCTGTTGCTACTGCATTTGTAGGAAATTTGTTTGTCACACTTATCAATTCAATTATTGATTTAGTGGCTTTGATTTGGAATCACATTGCAACTTTTGCCGAATTCTTTGCTAATGTCTTCAATGATCCAATAGGTTCAATTGTTCGATTGTTTTCAGGAATGGCAGATTCAGTGCTTGGAATATTGGAAGGTATTGCATCAGCAGCAGACACATTGTTTGGTTCAAACTTAGCTGATTCAGTATCAGGATGGAGATCTTCACTTCAAGAAATGACAAATGACCTTGTTGGTGAAGCTGAAATCAAAGTTCCAAGGATGGATGCAAGTTCAATGCACTTGGACAGATTTGAATATGGTGAAGCATGGGATGCAGGATATGACTTTGGTAAAGGTGTTGAAGATACAATTTCAAACTTTGACATTGGAAGTATCTTTGATACAAACATTCCTGATCTAAGTGATTATGGATATGATTCAGTTGAATCAAATATTGCTGACACTGCTGAAAATACAGGTGCAATGAAAGATTCAGTGGATATTTCACAAGAAGATTTGAAGTATATGAGAGATGCAGCAGAACAAGAAACAATAAATAGATATACTACTCCTGAAATCAAAATTGATATGCCAGTTAATGCAAGTATTAATTCAGATATGGATTTGGATGGTGTAGTTGCATATCTTGGTGAAGGTGTTGAAGAAGCAATGCAAGTTGCAGCAAAGGGGGTGCATAGTTAATGGCTTATTATTTTTATTTAGATAAATTGTTGTTACCAATTGCACCTTCCAAGTTGCAATTGAAAGTGAACAATCAAAACAAAACATTAACATTAATCAATGAAGGTGAAATCAACATTTTAAAGAAACCAAAATTGACTGATATTGACTTTGATGCAATGATACCACAAGTAAAATATCCATTTGCAATTTATAAAGATGGATTTCATGATGCATTATACTATTTGGATAAACTTGAAGCTTTGAAATCAGGTCAAGAACCTTTTCAATTCATTGTGACAAGAACCCTTCCAAACGGAAAGATGCTATTTGACACCAATTTAAAAGTATCATTGGAAGATTACAGAGTTAAGGAAGATAAAAAGGAAGGATTTGACCTTACTGTTTCAATCAGTTTAAAACAGTACAAAGATTATGGAACAAAGACTGCAAATGTAACAATAAGTAATCAAAAGGCAGTTGCTAAAGTAGAAAAAACAAGACCTGCTGAATCATCCCCTGCACCGAAGACATCAGCAAAAACTTATACTGTTGCTAAAAATGATACCCTTTGGATTATTTCAAAGAAATTTTATGGAAATGGAAATGAATATCCAAAGATTTCTTCTGCTAACAAAGATAAAATCAAGAATGCAAACTTAATATATGCAGGTCAAGTGTTGACTATTCCAGTTTAAGGGGGGGTTACAGTGGAAGTTGAAATTTTAATTCAAAACGGAAACAAAGTATATATTCCAGTAGTTGAAGAAGACATTGTATGGTCAACTAATAGAAAAGATAGTCCTGGTCAATTGACATTCAACGTTATTCCTGATGGACTAATTAATTTCACAGAAGGTAATGCAATCAGAATGAAAGTTGATGGTAAAAACATATTTTATGGATTTATATTCACGAAAAAAAGAACCAAAGAAGGAATTATCAGTGTCACAGCTTATGATCAGTTACGTTATTTAAAAAATACAGAAACTTATGTTTATACGAATAAAACAGCAGGTGAATTCATTCAAATGATTGCTTCTGATTTTAACTTAAAAACAGGCACATTAGAAGATACAGGTTACAAAATAGCATCCAGAGTTGAAGATAATGTTTCATTGATGGATATGATTCAAAATACATTAGATTTGACTTTGCAAAATAAAAAAGAACTATATGTGTTATATGATGATTTTGGGAAAATATCATTAAAAAATATTATGTCTATGCAACTGAACATTTTAATTGATGAAGAAACTGGTGAAAATTACAGCTATTCATCAAGTATTGATTCAGATACTTATAATAAAATCAAGTTGGTATATGACAATGAAGAATCAGGAAAAAGGGATGTGTATATTGCACAGGATTCAACCAACATGAACAGTTGGGGTGTTCTTCAATACTTTGATACACTTCAAAAGGGTGAAAACGGAAAAGCAAAAGCTGATGCCCTTCTTTCACTTTATAACAGCAAAACAAGAAATTTAGTCATCAATAATGCTTTTGGTGATACAAGAGTTAGAGCAGGTTCAATGGTAGTTGTTCAATTGAACTTAGGTGATGTTAAACTAAACAATTTTATGCTTGTTGAAAAATGCAAACATAAGTTTAAGAATGATGAACACTTAATGGATCTTACACTTAGAGGGGGTGAATTTGTTGCATGATTTTCATGATTTAATTAAGTTAATAAAAAAAGTAGCACTTGATGCAGTTGATGCTTCTAAACCAACTTCTGTTGTTTATGGGAAAGTCATCAGCACTTCACCTTTAAAAATTCAAGTTGAACAAAAGATGACTTTGACTGCTGCACAGTTAGTTCTTACAAGAAATGTTACAGATTACACAACCAAAATTAGTTTTGATAATCCTGCAATCAAGAATATAGTTAAAAATTACAGCATGGATGATATTCCAGGAAGTAATTATAAATTGACTTATCAAGAAAACGTGAAAAATGAAATCACCATTTATAATGGCTTGGTTGTTGGTGATGAAGTTATCATGGTTCGGATGCAAGGTGGTCAAAAGTATATTGTAATGGATAGGGTGATAACATGATTCCAGGAATAAACGGTTTTTTACAAGAAGATTTTGAAATTGAATTACAACCAAGTAAAACTTTCAAAATGAACTTAAATCAGGAAAGAATTAATGGTTTTACTGATGAAATAGATTCACTAAAACAAACGATTTATATGATTCTTAGTACCGAACGGTATCAATACATCATTTATTCTTGGAATTATGGTATTGAATTAATGGATCTATTCGGTGAACCAGTAACTTATGTGTGTCCTGAACTGGAAAGAAGAATCACAGAAGCATTGACACAAGATGAACGTATCTTGTCGGTTGATGCTTTTTCTTTTGATGTCAGTGTGAAAGGAAAGGTTCATGTGACATTCACAGTACACACAATCTTTGGTGATATTGATTCAGAAAAGGTGGTGAATATTTAATGTATGAAAATGTAACATTTGAAAGCATTCTTCAAAGGATGCTTGACAGGGTATCTGATCAACTTGATAAAAGGGAAAGTTCACCAATATACAATGCACTTGCCCCTGCTGCTGTAGAACTTCAATTGATGTATATTGAATTTGACATCATATTGAAAGAAACATTTGGTGATACAGCATCAAGAGAATATTTGATTAAACGTGCTGCTGAACGTGGAATCACACCATATCCTGCAACCTATGCACTCTTAAAAGGTGAATTCACACCAACAACCATCAATATTCCAATAGGTTCAAGGTTTAGTTTGAATGATTTGAACTATTATATAAAAGAAAAGATTTCAGATGGTGTTTATCAAGTTGAATGTGAAGAATCAGGTGTTAAAGGAAATCAATACTTTGGTGAAATGATACCAATTGAATATATTGATGGACTTGAAATTGCACAACTTACTGAACTTCTTATTCCGGGTGAAGATGAAGAAGATACAGAAGATTTGCGTACAAGATACTTTTCAAGCTTTGAAACTAAGGCTTATGGTGGAAATCAGGATGATTATTTACAAAAAACAAATGCTATTGCAGGAGTTGGTTCAACTAAAATCACACCATTATGGGATGGTGGTGGAACTGTAAAATTAACTATTTTAAATTCAGAATTTAGCATAGCAAGTTCAACCTTAATTGATACAGTTCAACAAGAAATTGACCCAACAAAAGATGGGTTTGGAATAGGAATTGCACCAATAGGTCATATAGTTACCGTAGATACAGCAGAAGAAATCACAGTGAATGTTTCATCAACCATCACATTTGATGAGGGTTATTCTTTTGCAACACTTCAATCACAGATTGAATCAGTTGTTGATGAATATTTACTTGAACTTAGAAAAGAATGGGCAAATCAAACGAATTTGATTGTCAGAACAGCACAGATTGACACAAGGATTTTGGGAATTGAAGGTGTCATTGATATTGCTGATACTAAAATTAATAATGTGGCTTCTAACCTAACCCTTTCAAAATATCAAATTCCAATGATGGGTGGTGTGAATGGATGATTAGAAACGTAAATCTAATTGAACACCTTCCAAACTTTATTCAGGAATATAAAGAAATAAAACAGACCATGGTTGCTGAAAATCCTGAATTTCAACTGGTGATTGATGAAAGTGAAAAAATAAAAAACAATCAATTTATTAAAACAAGTGACCTGGTCGGCATAACAAAATTTGAAAAGTTATTAAATATTGTTCCAAACCCACATGACAGTCTCGATTCAAGAATATCAAGAGTTATGACAAGATGGAATGATTCAATTCCTTACACTTATAGAGGATTGATTGAAAGATTAAATATTTTGTGTGGTGAAAATAACTATACTGTTTCAGCAAATTTCAAGGCTTATGAGTTTAATTTACAAGTATATCTTCCACTTAGTGGTCAGGTTAATGAATTAGAATATATGCTTTCTTACATGATACCTGCAAATTTTGTGGTAACTGTTTCTAATGATCTTGACTATGAAGTAACGGGAACATTTTATATGGCTTCAACCAATGTAGAAAGTAGGAGTTTTACAATCACTTCCGAATTAAATCATGAAATTATGCTTGAAGGTAATTTGTTTAACGGTTCAACAATTTCAAAAATTCTTGAATATACAATAAATTAGAAAGGTGGATATTAAATGCAAAATTTAATTATAACAAATAAGGGTCAAGAACTGATGGCAAAGTTAATTGTAGGAACTTCAACTGCAACTTTTACGAAAATTTGTACATCAGATTATGATTACACAGATACGGTTATTGAAGATTTATTAACTTTATATCAAATAAAACAAGAAACACTTGTTTCTAAAGTAACAAGAACTGACACAACAATCGTTGAAGTTCTTGCTGCAATGAATAATACGAATCTAAATGAAGGTTATTACATTAGGGGTGTTGGTCTTTATGCAAAAGGTTCAGATGATGTAGAAATTCTTTATGCTGTAAGTATTACAGACACACCTGACTATATGCCACCTTTTAGTGGTTCAACTGTTTCAGGTATAACTTTTAGACTTAATACAAAAGTCGATAATTCAACACAAGTTACACTTGAAGTAAATCCTGCTGCTGTTCCAACTATTGATCAATTACAAAATGTAGAAAATGAATTGAACATTCATATAGGAAATTCAGTATATAGTGAATTAGGTGTACATGGATTTAGATACCACAATGACACGCTTCAATTTGATGACGGTGAAGGTAATTGGATTGATATTGAAACAGGTGGGGGTGGAATCGCACCAAATAATGTATCGGATGCAACCATTAAAGTTGGTAATGGTAAATTGACAATAAAATGGTCTGACCCAGGTGACACAGTAGTTGATGGTCAACTTCTTTGTACATGGGAAGGAACTAAACTTGTTCAGAAAGCAGGTTCTTTTCCTGAAAATATTAAAGACGGAACGGTAATTCTTGATAATAAAGTAAAGGATGCATATTTATCTGATGGTTTTGAAATTAATGGGTTGACTAATGGTACAACTTACTATTTTCAATTGTTCCCTTATAGTGATAAAAATGCAGTTAATGAAAATGTTGCAAACAGATTGAGTGCAGCACCCCAACCTTACAAAATCATGGGTTTAAGTATTGACCTTTCAAATTCAAACCCTGCAACTTCAATCACATACACAGATGATGCTGTTGGAATGACACCTGGTGATTCAAGTTGGGATGATTTCTTTGGTCATTATCCTTGTATTTTATTGAATGGTGTTGAAGGTGTAAAATTAAATCCAAATGATTATACAAAAGATATTGATGGAAACACTGTCAATTTGGCATCTGCCACCGTTGGTGATGTAATGGTTGCATTCCCAAGAAGGGGTGTGAAAATCACCACTGTTGGAACAACTTTGACTATTAAAATGACTGATGATCCTGACAATGCTGATTTTGAATATATTGCACATACTAGAGGAATTACAAACAAAGAAAAATTCTATCTTGGTGCATATAAAGGATTTGTTGATTCATCAAAATTACGTTCTTGGTCAGGAAAAACACCAACTGCATCACAGACTATTGGAACATTCAGAACCCAAGCACAGGCAAATGGTGCAGGTTATGATCAGTCAGGATTCTATCAACTTATATTCAGACAAGTAATGTACCTATTGAAATACAGAAATCTTGATTCACAGACTGCTGTTGGTAGAGGATATGTTGATGGAAATAGTGCTGCAATTGCAACTGGTGGAACAAATGCTAAAGGAATGGATTTTGGCGAAGCAACTGGTAAGTTACAAATGAAACTGTTTGGTCTTGAAGACTTTTGGGGAAACGTTTATGAATGGATTGATGGACTTGTTACCAATTCCACTTGGAACATTCTCACTGCAACTGATAACTTTAATGACAGTGGATCAGGATATACAAATCAAGGACAAGGTGCAACTGCTGATGTTAGTGGTTATATGTCAGTACCACAGGGAACAAGTGAAACAGGCTTTATTGTAAAGACAGCAGGTGGTTCAGAAACAACTTACTTCTGTGATTCTGCTTATTTGTATGATGGTTGTGTTGCTTGTTTCGGTGGTAATTGGAGTGATGCTTCTAGTGCTGGTGCTTTTCGGCTTCCTGTGTATTTTGCTGCTTCTTATTCTTCTGCCTATATCGCTGCTCGCTTGATGTATTTATAATTTATTACATGGGCAGTGAAAAGTGATATTGCATTACACTAAAAAAAAAAAAAACATAAGAAAATTATACTAATTTGTATGATAGTTGTGTTACTTATTTCAGTAGTAATTGGAGTAATACTTCTAATACTGGTACTTTTCAACTTCATGTGAATAATGCTACTTCTAATTCTAATACCAATATCACTGCTCACTTATTGTTTTCACTTATAAAAAATTAAAATTGAAGGTGTTCTTCACTGCCCTGGCACTTGCCAAAACATAGAAAACCTCAAATCTGTATTGGTAATCAAAAGATGAAGATTCAGAAATTGAAAACATCAAGGGGTGTCATATGAAAAGATACGGAAATTTATACAGTAAAATCTATGACATGGACAATCTAAAACTTGCCCATAAAAATGCAAGAAAGGATAAATTGTATTACAAAGAAGTAAAAATGGTTGATTCCAATGAAGAATATTATCTTTCACAGATTCAAGATATGTTAAAAAATAAAACTTATAAAGTAAGTGAATATACGGTTTCAATCATTAACGATAAAGGAAAAGAAAGAGAACTTTGCAAGCTTCCTTATTTCCCTGACAGAATTATTCAATGGACAATAATGCTACAAGTAGAAGATATTTTCATGAAAACATTTTGTTCACATACTTGTGCATCCATTAAGAACAGAGGAATCAGGAAAGCTTCTGAATTAACTACAAAGTATATGAAGGATAAGTTTAACACTACTTACTGTTTAAAAATTGATATTAGTAAGTTTTATCCTAATCTAAATCATGAAATTTTAAAGAAGCTACTTAGAAGGAAGTTCAAAGATAAAGATCTTCTTGAATTGTTAGATAAAATTGTTGATTCAACGCCTGGTGAAAAGGGTGTTCCTATTGGATCATACCTTTCACAGTTTCTTGCTAACTTCTATATTTCTTATTTTGATCATTGGTTGAAAGAAAAAATGGGTGTCAAATATGTAGTTAGATATATGGATGACATGGTTATTTTCCATTACTCAAATTCATATTTACACTGGTTAAAAAGGAAAATGGATGATTATTTAAGTGAACACTTAAAATTAAAAATAAAACCAAATTGGCAGGTGTTCCCTACTGCAATAAGGGGTGTTGATTTTGTTGGTTTTAGACATTTTTATGGTTATAAACTTTTAAGAAAATCAACATGTAAAAAGTTCAAGAAGAAAATGATGAATATCAGAAAGAAAATGGAATCTAACAAGATGATAAATTATTCTGAATGGTGTTCTGCTAACTCTTATGATGGATGGTTGAAATGGTGTGATTCTTATAGACTTAGAAAAAAGTATGTTGAACCAATTCAACCTGCATTAGATAAATATTACAATCAAGTTATAAAAGAAAGGAAGGTTGCTTAAATGAAAGATATGGGAATTATCAATTGTAGCACAACACAAGCTGTTCCATTAATTATTGGTAAAGACACAGTTTATGTTCACAGTGAAATTGAACAAGTATTTGAAGATAATCAAGGAAATCCTACTGAAAACCTTTGGAAATGTCACGAAATACAGTATGAAAAAGATGAATACATTAAAATTTTATCAGAAAAAAATTCAAGCTTAGCTGCACAATTGACTGACACACAACTTGCTTTGGTTGAAATATATGAAGGGATGGTGGTCTAAATGGTAAAAGTTTATGCTGATCTAATTCGTAAAGGATTAAAAACCATTGATGATGTTCCTGAAAAAATCAGAGCAGAAGTTCAAGCACTTTTGGATGCTGATTCTAATGCTTAGATTTTTATTATTTTTATACAGAAAGGATGTGAAAGATATGGCAGTTATTTATGCAACTTTGATTGTAAAAGGTGTTAAAACTTTTTCAGAAGTTCCTGAAAGAATCAAAGATCAAGTAAGACAAGTTTTGATTGACCTTGACTGTTCCCATCTAATTGAAGAATAAACAAGGCAAAATATTTTCAATGAACAAATACACTAAAACATAATTAAAACCCCTATATGAAGCTTATATGAGTTTCTACATAGGGGTTTTACTATTCTTCAAGATGGAAAAGGGGTGATGTATCTGATGACTGTTGAAGTGGCACTTGTAATTTCAGCTTTATCAGTTGGATTTGGTATTTGGTCAGGATTATCAAATGTCAAAAGAAATGAAAAAAATGACACCAAGGCTGATGCTTCACAGCTTACAACTGTTATTGTAAAGCTTGAAAATATCGGTACTGGTATAACTGAAATTAAATCAGAAATGAATAACGTAAAAAATGAACAAAAGGAATCAAGGGAAAGAATTATCAAGGTTGAAGAAAGTGCAAAGCAAGCACACAAAAGACTTGATACTATGGAAAAACATGCAAGGGGCGAAATAGATTAATTTGAAAGGTGGAATATTAAATGGAAATTTTGAAACGAATAGCAAAATTAATTGATGTGAAAAGCATCATTTCAATCATTTCAGCAGTAATCTTTGCTATATTGGCAATTCGTGGTGAACTTGGGGTTGATAACACTATGATTCTTCTGACATTAGTGTTTCAATCTTTTTTTAGTTATCAGAATACTAAACCGAAAGATGGTGAAAAATAA